ACCCCAACAGAGTCTCCGACACAACTTGGTGCGACAAGACGTTTAGGAGCGCCGCTAACACAGGCTTCTCCCGGTTCACAGGCATTAGCGCAAGCATTACGGATTGGCGATGCTGGTGCGCCGGTATTTGGTGGTGAGAGAGAAGAAGGAAGAAGGTCAGGGTGGAACGTAGAGTCGCTCCGCTATATGGGTAATTCGGAGGCTTAAATGGCAAAGCAAATTGCAAAACTGTTAAAGGCAAGCATTCAGGAAACTAGCGACCTGAAAGAGATAGCGAAGATGCTATCTAAAAAAGGTCGTGGTGGTGACACGATGCTTGCACACATTACGCCGAAAGAGGCTGCGCTTCTGAAAGATTCTGGTGGCGCTGGCACAGTCAACCCTGATACCGGCTTGCTAGAGTTCTATGACGGCGACTTTAAATTTAGCGATTACGCTGATTTTGATGCGCCTGATATTAGAACGGGTGGCTATGGAACTAGACAGCCGATTAACGTAGCGCAAGAAGCGGCTCAGTTAGAACCGAGTTATTCTTTTGCTATGCCTCGGTCTATGCCAGACCAGAGTTTTGCTTCTCCAGCAAATATCAATTACAGCCCTGCGCCGATTGAGTTTGATACACCAGCGCAAACTTCATCTCGCCAATTTGCTGACACTTACTACAACCCAACAGGTTTCAGTCCAGCGCCTGTAGTTGCTCCCGACACTTATCCTTTCCAAAATGTCGAAATGCCAGCACAACCTAGCTTAGTAGACAGAGCGTTGGTTGGGCCAGCCAAGAGTGCTTTTGAATATCTCAAAGAAAACGTCAGTCCTTCTGAAGCCTTGAGACTTGGCACGGCGGCATTCGGCGCTGTGCAGGGCAGACGCGCTATGCAAGAGGCGCAACGTCAGCGTGAGCAGTCTGTGGCAGAGCAGAGAGCGTTAGGCGACCCATACAAGCAGATGGGTTCGGAGTTGCAGCGTCAAGCACAATCCGGTGAAATGACTCCGCAGTCTGCACAGGCTTTCCAAGCCCTTCGCGCACAGTTAGCGCAAGGTGTTGAGACTAGGGGTGGTGTCGGTGCAGCACAAGCACAGGCTCAACTAGAGATGTTCCGCAATAACTTGTTGCAGAATCAGTTTAACTACGGCTTGCAGGTGTCGCAGATTGGCGACCAGATTGCATTGGGCGCTATCAGAACTGGTATGCAGCTTGATAGACAGTTGCTTGAAGCAAATCAAAACTTCTACACTAACCTTGCTCAATTCGCATCAGGCGGCGTACCCGGAACTCAACAAGTTAGGAGAGTCTAATGGCTGAAGAAACAAAAGCTCTGACGACTAGACCGAAGGCGTTTAGTTTGCCAGCCGCACCTGACTTAGCTGGATTCAAAACGGAGTTGGGGCCGATTCCGTCTGTTGGAAGTTTTGAAGAAAGCGGAAAAAAGTTTAAAACGTCTGAAGAAGTTGGCGCAGAACAAGGTCGGCAGCTAGGAAGGCTAGAAAAGGCAGAGCAAGACATTGGTGCTTCACAGTTGGCAACGCAACAGTTTAAGGCTGGTGCTGAAGCCGATATAGCGCGTCAGACCAGAGAGGGGGCGCAAGACATTGAGGCTGGCCTTGACACTATTCGTCAGCGGTTTCCTCATCCACAGTTTCATCCTACGCAAGAGAACGTGCAAAGCATGGCAACCCTGTTTAGCCTGATTGGGTTGGTCGGCACGGGCATGGGCGGCGAAGGCAAGATGTCAGCGATGAACACCTTGGTCAGCATGAACGGGATGTTGAAGGGCTGGCAACAAGGTCGTAAAGACTTGTGGGAACGCGAGAAGGTTGAGTTTGACAAGAACATGGCTAGAGTGAAAGCCATTCTTGATGACGCTTACAGAGATGCAGACCGTGCTTACAAGACACTTGCTTACAACCGAGAGGAAGCGCAAGCCTTGGCAGGTCAGTCGGCCGCAAAGTTAGGCGGTCAGGTTGGCAAGCAGATTCTTGAGAAACAGGGCATTGAGCGATATGTCAATTTCTTAGATGGCATAAAAAAAGACTTTCAAACGTCTGAAAAACTTGCCTCACAAGAAAAAATACAAGCAGCAAAAGAAGAAGCTGCTGACCGTAGACAAGCGGCTAGAGATGCTTCTGCTGAACGCAGACAAATAATGAGAGATGCCGCTGCGGAAAAACGCGCATTGATTCGTGAAGAACAGCGCGGACAAGGTAAGGCGTTGCCTGAAAAACAAGTTACTCAAATAACTGGTTTGACATCTCTTGCTAATGAGCTAAGACAGTTAGAAAAAGACTTTAAACCGGAATATGCAAGCCTTGGTGTGTTTGGCTTTGGTTCTGAACTGTCACTAGAAGCGAAACGCAGACTTGGAAGTGCAGAAGGTGCTAAGGCTGTTCAATGGTGGTCGAAGTACAACCGTTTGCAAGCGCCTAACCGTCATGCGTTATTCGGTGCGACGTTGACCGGTAACGAATTGAAAAATTATCAATCGTTTACCGCGAAAACATCCGATGCGCCGAACATTGTTCGTCAAATGTTGCTTGACCAAGCAGATTACTCTGATGGCACAGCAATGGAGAGAACATTGTCATTTGAACGCTCTGGCTACCGAGTGCCTGATGTAAAACCAACCGAGTTCTTGACAACGTATGAGGGAGGCGGTGCGCCAGCGGCAAAGGCAATGCCGGTAGGTGAAAAATTGAAGGCATACGCCGACACACACTTTAGCGGCGACGAAAAAGCAGCAAGAGACTATTTGTCATCACAGGGATATAGATAATGGCTGACATTAGCGACCTACCTGCACCGACTCGCGGTGGCAAATCAGACATTTCTGACTTGCCAAAGCCACCATCCCCTGCAAAACAACCGTCGATGGGCGAGAGGGCGTTAGAGTTTGTAGAGCCAACCGTTGAGGCTGTTGGTGCTGTTGGTGGCGGCTTGCTTGGGACTCCGTTGGGGCCAGCAGGTACGGTAGGTGGCGCTGGTCTTGGCTACGGCATTGCTCGACAAGGTATGCAGCTTGCGAGAGAGCAGTTGGGTTACGCGCAACCAAGAACTTTGAAAGAAGCTGCGACAGAAGGTGCTAAAGACATTTTGACCGGCGCTACGATGGAGACAGGCGGTCGGCTTGCTGGTCGCGCTTTAGAAAAGTTCGGAACAAAAGGCGCTGAACTTGTTGGCGGCTTTAGAGACTTTTTCAAACCAGAGGTTCGCGCTGGAAAGATTGCAAGAGAAGCATTAGGTCAGGACTTGACGAAAGCCAGAGAGGTTTTGTCGAAAGCGGCAAACGATTTGTCGACAAGCCAAGTGTTAGCAACGATTGACCAGAAAACTGGAAAGCCTGTCTTAAATGCCCCTGCTGCCCAAGCATTGTTGCAACGTGCTGCGTCGCGTGACCCCAAATTCTTTTCAACCTTGTTAGGTGAGCAAGAGGCGGCAAGACTTCAGCAACTGCAACGAATTGCGGGTGGCGCTGACCAGACTTCCGCAAGAGCAGCGCAAGAGGAAATGAAGCGTATGCTCAATGAGCGTTTGATTCCCATTCTTGAAACAGAGTTGGGTGCAGCGAACATTGCTGGCAAATTAGCGCCCAAGTTTGAAGCGGAAGCCGGAAGGATGGGACAAGCCGCTGCCGGTAAGGTAGAGGATGTGCGTCGCTTTACGGCTGCTGGTGAACGCGCTGTTCAAAATGCTAAGAAACAGTTGTCTCCATCAGCGCAACCCGTACCTGTGCGTTACACCTATATGGGTGAACTGGCTGACCGCGCAGAACGTGTAGCCGCGCAATCAGCAGAAGGTTCTCTAAGGTTTGGTGAGGCGCGTAGGTTTGCTGAAGCGGCAAGACAAAGCCTTGACGCGCACGGTTTGAGGCCGCTGGAATCTGCGCCTGTTGTGGCGAGAATTGGTCAAAAGTTGCGTGACCCATCGTTGGCTGGAAACGTGGACGTAGAACGGTCGTTGAGCAGAGTTGCGTCTGACATTAGCAAGTGGACAAACAGCGGTGGCGTAATTGATGCCTTTGCGCTCGACAGCATACGCAAGAACTCTGTCAACGCAGCGATTAAAGAGCTGTACCCCAATGCTGACGCAAAAGCGCAAAAGGCACTTGCTGCACGGGTTTTGGAAACTGTTCGGCCTGTCATCATCGACGCAGTTGAGGAAGCGGGTGGAACGGGTTATCGCCAGTATTTGCGTGATTACAGTTTAGGTATGCAGCGCATTGCACAGAGCAAATTAGGTGCGGAAGCGTTGCAGGTATATCAGACCAATCCCAAGGCATTTGTTGATTTGGTTGAAGGCAACGCACCAGAAGTCGTAGAAAGAATCTTCGGCGCAGGTAATTACAATTTTGCAAAAGAAATGAGCGTTAATGCTCAAAATGCTTTGCGGAAAGTTGCTGGAGAAGTAAAGCGTGGGGAAGCAATTAAAGAACAGGCAACGCTTGGTGAGAAGCGTCTTTCCGAAATCCTGAAGAAACACGCAGGAACCATTCGGTTGCCTTCTTTCTTGAGCGTAAAGGTAACAACGACCAACGCTTTGTTGGACGTATTGGAAAACAGATTAAGCAAGAACACGTTAAACGCTTTGACGGAAGCGGCTAAAAGTGCGCCTGACTTTGAGCGCTTAATTAACACTTTGCCAGCGGTTCAGCGTGGCGAGGTGTTGAGAATCTTGAGCGACCCCGCTACTTATAAAGAAATTCAGCGCAAGGCCGGTGGTGCGATTGCGGGTATGTCGGACAGGGACAGAACCGTGCCGCCCCCTTCTGGCGCTGGTGGCATCAATGACATGAATCCTAGACTAGGAGAGTGATATGCCATTAAAGAAAGGCTATAGCCAAAAGACCATTAGTAAGAACATCCGTCGTGAGATGAAGCGCGGCAAACCGCAAAAACAAGCGGTTGCAATCGCGTTGTCAGTTGCAAGAAAAGCAAAGAAGGGTAAGCGAGGCAAGCGTGGCTAAGAAAAGCAAGGGGATAAATCCTGACCTAGAGGATGCGATTTCGAGTACCTTGAAGTCGGTGATGAATGACAGCATGGCAAGCATTACCGAGAAGATGAAGGTGATTGACAGGGCTTTGAAGCTGGAGGCAATCAAGCTGAAGATGTCGGACGATGAATGGGGTTCCGGCTTTAATCTTGATGAGGATGACGATAAGGATTAGACTTGAGATTCTTCATATTAGGGGATAACTATGGAAGCAATCCAAGTCATTACTATAGCCTTGCGCGTCATCAGCGACCGTTTGATTACGATTTTGGCACTACTGACTTCATTTGGTCTAGGGTGTTGGACGATGTGGAACCCGATGTGGGAGCGAGTATCGACCCTAGCGATATTCGTACTATTCAGTTATTTGTTAGTAAGAGTGAAAGAAAGGAATAGCGATGCGCGACCTGAAAGACCTTCAATACAAGAGTAGCGTTCCCGGCGCAGAGGAGCTGAACTACAGCCAGAAGTATGCAAAGGCTGTCAGACCGCAGAAGCCTTCTGACGCAACCGAGAACAAGCAGAAGTGGCAACCCGGACAAGTACCGATGGGTGGCTACCGTTCAATTCTCTGTTTTGAGGATGGCAACTACACCTCGAAACTCTCTAAAACGTCTGGTGGCGGCAAAAAGGTGTACTAATGGCTAATAACATTGCGTTTCAGCCTATGGGCAAGACGTATAAAGCAAATGCCACTACGTCAGTTCAGCAATTTCAGATTACTTCTGATAGCCCCGTTAATCAATACATGATTGTTAGCCACGAACCGACAGGTGCTGGTGGTCAACCTGTGTACGTTCGTATCTCAACAAGCGCAACGGCTAATGTGGCAGTTCCTGGAAACGGCACTCCGCAGTATGCAATGGTGATTCCTCCTGATAGCGTTACTGTATTTACAGGGGCGCAGGTAAGCCCAACTGCAAATGTGTACTGCACTTTTATTGCTGAATCAGGTACACCAGAGGTGTACATTACTCCGGGAGAAGGACTATGAGAACTTACATTCTTGAAAGAGCAAAAGAACCGTCAACATGGCGCGGCATCCTGTTATTCCTGACGGCTATAGGTGTGCCGATTGCACCAGAGTTGGCGAATAACATCGTGACGGTAGGTCTTGGTTTAGCTGGCATCGTTGGGATGGTGACGAAGGGATGATAAACAGCCGCAGCTTGAATGACTTGCTGCCACCGGTTAAAAGCCGTGTTGAAGCGTTCATAGCGGCTTGTAAGGCTGATGGCATCGATTTGTTAATAACCAGTACCTATAGAGACAATGCGAGTCAAGACGCGCTATACGCGCAAGGTAGAACAAAGCCGGGAAAGATTGTCACGAACGCAAGGGCTGGTCAAAGTTTTCATAATCATCGTTGTGCTGTTGATGTTGTGCCTATTGTGGCTGGCAAACCGAGATGGGATGTCAAAGACGAAGTTTGGCAAAAGATTGGCAGCAAAGGCAAAGCCGTGGGTCTGGAGTGGGCAGGGGATTGGAAACGCTTTAAGGAGTACCCGCATTTCCAGTACACGGGGGGATTGACATTAGCGCAATTACAGCAGGGAGGAACCATTGTCTAGGAACGTGAATCTCTCTGTCGGTAGGGGCGAGAAGCTGTCTGTCAAAGCTGGTAGTGGCTTGACCGCTAAGGGTCGCAAGAAGTACAACCGTGCTACCGGCAGCAAACTAAAAGCCCCGACCAAAGACCCCAAGAATCCTCGCCACAAGTCGTTTTGTGCGCGGTCTAAGTCTTGGAAGGGTGAGCGCGGCAAAGCAGCTAGACGTAGATGGGGATGTCGTTAACTTCAAAGGAGATGTCATGAAAGGTATCAAAAGAGCAGTCGGCGCTACGGTGCGTTCTTTGGGTGACAAAGCTGCATCGGCAGGTTCGCGTCAAAGCGAGGCCAAAAGCGATTCCTCAAAAGCAATCGGTCGCGTGATGAAGGATGTTGCAACCAGAGCTATGCGACCTGCCCGTCGCGGAGCAAGATAAGATGAGCGACGGACTATACGCCAACATTAACGCTAAACGTGAGCGTATCAAGCGTGGTTCAGGTGAGCGCATGAGAGCAGCCGGAAGCAAAGGTGCGCCCACAGACGCAGCGTTTAGAAAGTCAGCGAAGACGGCGAGAAAAGGTCGCCGTTAATCACAACTAGGGGATAAGTATGGCGCATCCAGCGCAGATGGCGTTCGTCGTTCGTCTAAAAGAAAAGTTTCCAGAATACTTTGTGCGTCAGGCCGTGCTAGAGATAGGTTCTTTGAACCTGAACGGCACGATTCGCCCTTACTTTGAGCAATGTAACTACATTGGGGTGGACGTTGGCCCCGGCCCCGGCGTTGATGTGGTTGCCAAAGGTGAAGACTTGACCTACACCGACGGCTCTTTTGATGTGGTGTGCAGTACGGAGTGCTTTGAGCATACGGCTGCATGGCCTCAAATCTTTGCCAACATGGTGAAGTTTGCCAACCACCTTGTCTTCTTTACTTGCGCTACAACCGGTCGCCCTGAACACGGAACCAGCCGCTGCAACCCGTGGGATTCGCCGCACACCGCTGGCGACTATTACGCCAATGTCACCGAAGCTGATGTGCGTGAAAAGTGCGATTTGAGCGCATTTGAGGCTTACGGTTTCGAGGTTGATGAACAAGCGCATGACCTCTACTTTTGGGGCGTTAAATCGGGCTTACCACCCCCCAAGAAAATCTAGAATTCCACATTTGAAACATCAGCAACCATATACCACTCGACAATGTAATCCTTGAGTTCGGTAAGACTTTCGCCAGCGAGGATGCACTTGTCGTAAGGCAAAACACGCCAAAACTTGCTGACCGTCATTTCTCGGTCTTCTGTGTACCCGTTGATGATGAGTACGGTATGGCTAGGAAGCCTTGAGAGGCTTTTTAAGAGGATTTCTTGGCCTTTGCTGACCTGTTCCCCGTCCCGCTTCCATTCCGCGACCAGAAAGCTCCCTTTGCGCTCATAGACCATATCCAGATTTGACGGAACCACCTTGCCAAGCAGTCCCGTCAGTTCTGTAAAGTCGATATGTGCGGCGTAGGGGTTTCTCACGGGCTTTTCAGCAGTCTGCCCTCGAAGGCATACGTTCCGATGTGGCTTAACTCAACCCACGGTGCTGCCCACACCGAAAACCCTGCTTCTCTTGCTTTTCTGCAAAAGTAGTAATCCTCTGACAGCAGTAATTCGGTTTCCGGCTCAATCATGGTCGCAAAGAACTCGACGATGCGCTCCCCGTTGGTCGGGTTGTTCATGTCTAGCACGTTGTTCAGGTAATTCGGCAACTGCGTCCCCATAGCTTCCATGACTTCACGCTTAATCAGCATAAATCCAGTTCCGCCGTTCCAAATCTCGACAGGCTCATTGACGGGAACTGTGACTTCTGGCGTGTAGTCCTTCAGGTTCACGACAAACGCCCCTGTGTGGAACTTCAGTTCGCTATCAGGTACGCCAGCGTTCATAGCGTTTCTGACGGTGTGCCAGTTGATTTCTTTCTTTGGATAAATGCCACAAATGATGTCTTTGTCGGCTGTAATCATCGGGAAGATGTCTTCTGGCCTAAACAGGATGTCGGCATCAATAAACATCAGGTGGGTGGCTTCTGACTTCAGGAAATTCGCTGACAGCAGGTTTCTGCCGCGCTGGATAAGCGACTCATTAAACAGGAAGCTAAAGCTGACGTTGATTCCGTGTTGAGCGCATAGGGTTTGCAGCTTTAGGCATGACTGCATGAAATAGCCAAAGCATTGACCGCCGTACATCGGTGTTGCAACAAAGATATGTTTGTTCATTTAATCCCCGCAAAAACAATCGATTGATTCTTGAGAAAATAATTCTGTTTGTTTATCCAAATACTTATGTATTTCAGCGTACTTAGGACGATTCAAGCTAAATACAGCACCATTGCCCGTTGTGTATGTTGAC